GGTTTCAAGGGCACAGAAGCAGATTTGGTTACGGAAAGCGTCCAGCTGGGTCAGCAATATCTGGCAGAGCCCTGCGGAGTCTTGAGAAAGCCAGCCCTGATTTTGGCTGAGAAGGCTACCGCCGGTCTTTGATCCCCTTAATCTGCTAAGCCCGACTTGCACGGCCAAGGCAAAGCTGATTTTGGCTGATGGAAAAACACGATCCGGCTTGTGACCCGGCCCCTGTGCCGGTTTCATCCTTTCTTCCCTTCCGGTCTCCGTGACCTACCACGGAGGCCGGGTCATGGGCCGGAGCTGCCGCCCTGCCTGCGCCGAAGGTCTGCGCTGGATGCGCGGGGTATTGACGTAGACGCGGTGGGGCGGCACGGTCCGATTCGGACACATACTTCCGGTGTGCACGGCGGCGCTTGCGCCGCAGCGGGTTTGATCCTCCTGTCGGCGGCTCTGGCTGCCATGCGAGAGCCGCCGTGTGCGCCGGACGGAAAGAAGCGGGAAAGGAGGAGCCTTATGGAGCAGGCAAAAGACTGGAGAAAAACCAAACAGTACCGGGAACTGAAAAAGTCCATGCTGGACAATCTGGAAGCCAGAGGCCTTTTGGAAAAAGCATACACCGACAAGGTGGACGAGTATCTGGACTTCTGGGTGCGGCGGCAGGAATTGCAGACGGATGTGGCTGAGCGCGGTCTCTCCGTGATAGATGACCGGGGCCGCATCACGGAAAACCGCAGCGTATCTCTGGAAATTCAGGTGGCCCGGCAAATGCTGGCCGTATGGACGGCGCTGGGCTTTAAGGACGCCGCCGCAAAGTCGGACGTGCCGGGAGGCGTGGACGATGAGCTGTAAGCTGCCGCCGGAGGTCCAGGCGTATCTGGAGGCGGTGGAGGCTGACAAGCCCCGAGCCTGCCCGGAGCAGCACGCCCTGGCGGCGCATATCCGGCGGTGCTTTGAGACAGAAGATTTGCGGGTGGATACAGAGCAGCTTCGGCGGTACCTGAGCTTGTCCCGCTATTTTCCGTATAAAGCGCTTTTCCTGTGGGAGCAGTTTCTGACGGCGCTTTGGATGTGCACCTACACCGCTGACGGACGGCCACGGTGGAAGACCCTGTTTTCCATGGTTGGCCGTGGCGCGGGAAAGGACGGTTTTATCGCATTTATCTCCATGTGCGCTACCTCTCCCTACAATCCGGTTGGCAGCTACAACGTAGACATCTGCGCCAATAACGAGGAGCAGGCCATGACGCCGGTGCTGGATCTGGTGAACACGCTGGAGCTTCCCAAGAACGAAGCGAAGCTGAAGCGGTTTTACTACCACACAAAGGAGCTGGCGCAGGGGCGGAAAAACCGGGGCGTGGTCAAAGGCCGCACCAACAACCCCAAGGGACGGGACGGTATGCGCTCCGGCATGGTGATCTTTAACGAGGTCCATCAGTTTGAAAACTACAACAACATCAAGGTATTTATCACCGGTCAGGGCAAGGTGGCTCAGCCCCGCGTGGGGATCTTTACCTCCAACGGCGAAGTCAATGACGGGCCTTTGGATGACTATTTGGCCAGAGGACGGCGGATCTTATTTGAAAACGAGCCGGACAACGGCTTTCTTCCCTTTATCTGCTGTTTGGAAACCCGGGAGCAGGTACATGACCCGGAGAACTGGTACATGGCAAACCCATCCCTGTTTTATCTGCCGGATCTGTTTCAGGAGACGGCGGACGAATACCGGGACTGGGTGGAGCACCCGGAGCAAAACGGCGATTTTCTGACAAAGCGAATGGGCTTGCGAGCCGGATTTCAGGAGATCAGCGTGACGGACTATGAAAAGATCCTCAAGACCAATAAGCCACAGCCTGAGCTGCGTGGCTGGACCTGCACGGTAGGACTGGACTATGCGGAGCTGAGCGACTGGGCGGCAGTCAACCTCCATTTCCGGCGGGGTGCAGACCGGTTTGACATCAACCACGCATGGGTTTGCCTTCAATCCAAAACCCTGCCGCGGATCAAGGCTCCGTGGCAGACGTGGGCGAAGGAAGGACACCTGACGGCGGTGGACGATGTGAGCATCAGCCCTGATCTGATTGCGGCATACATCCAGGACGCTGCCAGATGCTACAACATCAAGGCGCTGGCAATGGACCACTACCGGTGGACGCTGGTTTCCGAAAGTATGCGCGCCATCGGCTTTGACGCGGCGGACAAGAACCGGGTGAAGCTGGTGCGGCCATCAGACATCATGCAGGTGGAGCCGGTGATCCAAGAATGCTTTGACCGGGAGCTGTTTTACTGGGGCGACCAGCCGCACCTTCGATGGGGCGTGAATAACACCAAGCGGGTCCGCAGCTCACGGAAGCAGGGAGTCGATACCGGAAACTTTATCTATGCCAAAATCGAGGCAAAAAGCCGAAAGACAGACCCCTTTATGGCATTGGTGGCCAGTATGACGATCGAACCGCTGCTGGGCACCGGTGCTCCGCTGGCGGCCCCGTTGATGGGGGCCATCAGACTATAGCGGTCCGAATCGGACCGGAGAAAGGCTGAACTATGGGATTGAGATTTTTTGAATGGCTGGCGGGAAAGGGTGGACGAACCGCCACGGCGGAGGTCTCCTGTCAGGAGCTATTGGCGGCGGCCGAAGACTTTCAGGCGCGGCAGCTTTCCTTCTGGACCTGCGTGAACATGGTGGCCAACGCCGTGGGCCGCTGCGAGGTAAAGACCTTCCGGGGGCGGGAGGAGATCCAGGAGCAGGAGTATTACCTGTGGAACGTGGAGCCCAACGTGAACCAGAACAGCTCCGCATTCTGGCACAAACTGATCGCCAAGCTGTTTTTGGACAATGAAGCGCTGGTGATCTCCAGTAAGCGGCGGGACGGCATGGACGCGGTGATGGTGGCGGACAGCTGGCAGCAGAGCACCTTCTGGCCGATGCGGATGAATGAGTACATCAACGTGACGGTGGGCGACACCGCCTATGAAAAAACCTTCCGGGAAAACGAGGTGCTGCATTTAAAACTCCACCACAACGCCATGCGCCCGGTGGTGGACGGTCTGTGCCAGTCCTACATGCGGCTGGTGGCAGCGGCTATGAGCCGCTATCAGTGGGAGCGTGGGCAGCACTGGAAGGTCCACGTAAATCAGATCGCATCCGGCACGCAGGATTTTGAGCAAAATTTTGCCAAGATCATCGAGCAGCAGATCAAACCGTTTTTTGGCAGCGGCGCGGCGGTGCTCCCGGAGTTTGACGGCTATGACTACCAGCAGGTCAATAAAACTGGCGAGGGAAAGCAAAGCGACAGCCGGGACGTGCGGAACCTGATCGAGGACATTTTCGATTTTACCGCCCGGGGCTTTCTGATTCCCGCTGTGCTGGTAAACGGCACCGTTCAGGGCACAGCGGACGCCAACAGCCGCTTTCTAACCCAGTGTATTGATCCCATCTGCGACCAGCTCCAGGAGGAAATCACCCGAAAGCGGTATGGCTTTGACGGTTGGAAGCAGGGCAACTTTGTCCGGGTTGATTCCTCTGCTATCCTCCACTTTGACATGTTTGCCAATGCGGCCAATGTGGAAAAGTTGGTGGGCAGCGGCGCCTTCTCGGTCAACGATGTGCTGCGGGCGGCCAACCAGGCCATTATCAACGAGCCGTGGGCCGACGAGCATTTTTTGACTTTGAACATCGCGCGGATCCAAGAAGCCGCGCAGCAGATGAATGCACAGAAAGGAGACAGCGGGAATGAGTAATCCCAAGCAGAAGGAACGGAGGATGTGGGCGCTGAAGCAGCGGGCGGAGGATGCCAAGACACTGGAGCTTTACATCTACGGAGATGTGGAGGGCGACAGCTATGACTGGTGGACCGACGAGACGATCCAGAGCGAGACCAGCGCCAACGCCTTCCGGGACGCGCTGGCGGAGCATCCGGAGGCGACGGAGATCGCCGTGTACATCAACAGCTACGGCGGCAGTGTATTTGAGGGCACGGCCATCTACAACCAGCTCAAGCGGCACAGCGCCCACAAGACGGTGTATGTGGACGGCTTTGCCTGTTCCATCGCCTCGGTCATCGCAATGGCCGGCGACACGGTGGTGATGCCGCGCAACGCCCTCATGATGATCCACAACATGAGTATGGGCATTTACGGAAACGCAGCTGAGCTGCGAAAGGCCGCAGACAATTTGGACACCATCAATCAGGCGGGGATGGAAGCCTATCTCCAAAAGGCCGGTGACAAGCTGGACCCGGATACCCTGAAGGAAATGTATGACGCGGAGACCTGGCTGACGGCGGAACAGTGCATGGAGCTGGGATTGGCCGACCGCTACGCGGAAAAGGACGCAGACATGACCCAGGCTGCGGCTCTGCTGCAAAAGGCCAACCTGACCTTGGAGCAGCGGATCACCGTGCAGAAAAGTCTTGCCGCTCAGCTTCGGCAGTTGGCGGCGGACACTGTTCATAAACCGCCCTGCGCCTCTAACCCGAAAGACCCGGATCCTCAGCCCGAACCCCAGCAGAAAAACCGTATTATGAGCCTGTTTGGCTAAAAATGAAAGGAGAACATTATGCAGAACAATGACATCCGGAGCCGCGAGGAGCTCCGCACCCTCATCCAGAAGGCAGTTGCCGACAATGACCCTGCCGGTTTCCAGGCGGCCTTTGACGAAATGCTCCAGCGCGTGGGCCTGGACGTGAAGCAGGAATATGAGCAGCAGCTTGCCGACCTTCGCCAGGAAATGGACAGCCGTATCCTGACGGCCCGGGGCGTCCACCAGCTTACCGGCGAGGAGCACGCTTACTACCAGAAGCTGGGCGAGGCCATGAAGGCCATTGATCCCCGGCAGGCCGTGACCGGCATGGACGCTGTGCTGCCCAAGACGGTGATCGACTCCGTTTTTGAGGATCTCCAGACCAATCACCCTCTGCTGAGCCGCATCAACTTCCGGGCCACCGGCGGCGCCGTGGAGATCATGGTGAACACCAACGGCCATGAGGAGGCGGCGTGGGGCGATCTCTGCGACGACATCGTCAAGGAGCTGACCTCCGGCTTTAAGAAGATCCCCGCCCAGCTGCTGAAGCTCTCCGCATTTCTGCCGGTGTGCAAGGCCATGCTGGATCTTGGCCCTGAGTGGCTGGACCGCTATGTGCGCGAAGTGCTGTACGAGGCATTCGCCAACGGCATGGAGGCGGGCATCGTGACCGGCGACGGTGACAAGAAGCCTATCGGCATGACCCGTCAGGTAGGCGACAACGTGGTGCGTTCCGGCAACGCCTATCCCGAGAAGGCCACCGTGAAGGTTCGGGATCTCAGCCCCGCCACCGTGGGCAGCCTGATCTCTCTGTTGGCGGCAGACCCCAACGGCAAGGCCCGCCGTGTGGAAAACGTTCTGCTGCTGGTGAACCCGCAGGACTATTACCAGACGGTAATGCCCGCCACTACGCTGATGGCCCCTGACGGCACCTATCGCAACGATGTGATGCCCTACCCCATGACCATTATTCAGACCCCCGCACTGAGCCGGGGCAAGGCAGTGATCGGCCTCTCTAACCGGTATCTGGCTATGGCGGGCACCGCGCCCAACGGCCGCATTGAGTACAGCGACCACTACCATTTCCTGGAGGACGAGCGGGTATACCTTATCAAGGGTTACGCCAACGGTATGCCTCTGGACAACAACGCCTTCCTGCTGCTGGATATTTCCGGCCTGAAGCCCGCCACTTGGAAGGTTACGCAGGTGACGGAGACCGCACCCTCTGACGATGCCACTCTGAGCGCCCTGTCTATTGGCTCTCTGGCCCTGTCCCCCGCTTTTGCCTCCGGCACCGTGACCTATACGGCGGAGACTACTAACGCCACCAACACCGTGACCGCCGTTCCCTCTGACGCAGGCGCGGAGATCGAGGTGCTGGTGAACAACCTCAAGATCGACAACGGCAGCGCCGCCACCTGGCAGACCGGCAGCAACACGGTGAAGGTCAACGTCACCGCCGCTGACGGCACCGCCAAGAAGACCTACACGGTCACCGTCACCAAGAGCTGATGGCGGATCGGAACAGCCTGCCGCCCGGCCTGCTGTCCGATGTGGAAAACTACCTGAACATTACCTGGAGCGATGAGGCCACGGATACCAAGATATCCGGGCTCATCGCCTCCGGGATCGGGTACCTGGACAAGAAGGCCGGAAGCCCGCAGGATTATACAGCGGACGGCGACGCCCGGACGCTGCTGATGGAATACGTCCGCTACGCCAGAGACAGCGCCCTGGACGTGTTTGAAAACAACTATCAATCTCTCATTTTGAGTATGCAGAGCGAAAGGCGGGTGAGCGCGTATGCCATGGAAAGCGCCGTATCGCCCTCGCCGTGACAGCGAGGTCACTCAAACCTATTCCGACGGACTGGTCAAGGTTTATGCCGTGGCGGACACGGCGACGCCGGGCTACAAGCCTGTGGAGGGTTTGACATTCAAGGCCGCTTTGCGGTACGAGGAGCGGCGTCTTGGCATCCAGCGGTATTACGAGGGAAAACAGAATCAGGCTCAGATCGAGCGGGTGCTGCGGGTTCCACGTGTCCCCGGCGTGAGCAGCCAGGACGTGGCTGTGACGGAGGACGGCAAGCAGTACCGCATCGATCTGATCCAGACAACAACCGACGTTTTCCCGGAAAGCATGGATCTGACGCTGCTGCGGATCGAGCAGAAATACGAGGTTCCCCATGACCACCTGGTATGAGCGAGTGATCGCTGCCCACCGGGCGGTGACAGACGCAGTGAGCCACGCCGCCCGGCTCAAATCCGACCGCTATTTTGTGTGGCAGGAGGACGGCAGCCATGATCTTCCCGGAGACAACGGCCACGGGGAGACCGCCGTCACCGGCACCACGGATCTGTTTACCAAATCTGAGTTTGACCCCTGGGTGGAGCAGCTGGGCGAGAGCTTCAGCGTCCACGGGATCTTCTGGGCGCTGAACTCCGTCCAGTACGAGGCGGATACCGGCTTTACCCACTACGAGTGGGTGTGGGAGGTGACCTGATGGCGACCATCACGTTTAAGAGCGGCGAGGAATACCTGCTGAAGCTCACCCGGCTGGAAAAGGAAGCCGTGGAAAAGGTCTGCGGCCCCGCCATCCACGACGGGGCGAAGGTAGTGGCTGACGCCATCCGGGCTGAATTACAGAACGTGCCCACAGACGAGGGCTGGGGCACGCAGGAGCATCCGGTCGTTGGGCCGAAAAAGACCCAGAAAGCCGCGCTGCTGGGGACGCTTGGCATTACCTCCATGGATAAGGACGCGGAGGGGATGTACAACGTCAAGATCGGTTTTGACGGCTACAACAACATCCGCTCCAAGCGCTGGCCCCAGGGCCAGCCGAATCAGATGGTTGCCCGGGCCATTGAAAGCGGTACCAGTTGGATGAGCAAAAACCGCTTTGTGGGTAAGGCGGTGAGCCGGGTGAAAAAGCAGGCGCTTGCCGCCATGCAGAAACGGGCAGAATCTGAGATCAACAAAATTATGAAGTGAGCGCGTGTCCGAATCGGACCGCGAGAAAGGAGCGCACATGGCAACCATTGGTTTGAGCAAGCCGTATTACGCCATTTATGCCGAAGCCGGCGGCGTGGTGAGCTATTCTGACGGTGCGGTAATGGGTAAGGCAACGGAAGCCAATATCTCCATTGAGACTACGGAGGACAACAACCTCTATGGCGATAACGGACTGGCGGAAACAGACCGCCGCTTTGCCAACGGCACCCTGACCCTGTCTACTACCGATCTGAGTCAGGAGGTCAGCAAGGCCATTCTGGGCCTTACGGAGCAGGCCATCACCGGAATCGATGGCGTGACGGATACCTCCGTAAAGGAGCTGGTCTATGATGATGGGCAGGTGACCCCGTATCTGGGCGTTGGGTTCATCATCAAAAAGAAGGTCAACGGCGCGTATAAGTGGCGGGGCGTGGTGCTGCCGAAGGTCATGTTTTCTGTGCCAGAGGACGCGGCCACCACGCAGGGCGAGTCTATCGAGTGGCAGACCCCGGAGCTGACCGGCACTATCATGCGGGATGATTCCGCCACCCACGTCTGGAAAAAGGAAGCCACCTTTACTTCGGAGGCCCAGGCTGAGGCTTATATCAAGGCGCGGCTGGGGATCGCCGCATGAGAACAGCCAGTATTGAAATCGGCGGAAAGGCGCACCTGCTGTGTTTTTCCGCCCGGGTGGTACGGGCAGTAACGGAACGCTACGGCGGCGTGGAGCACATTGACACGGCGCTCTCAGCCGGTGACCCGCTCAAGGCACTGGATGAGGCGGTGTGGCTGCTGGCGACCATGATGGACGGCGGCGCCCGGTATGCCAAAATAAACGGGCTGGAAACCGAGCCGCCTTTGACAGCGGATGAGCTGCTGGACGTGATGGATCTGAGCGATTTCGGCCAGCTCCGGACAAAAATCACGGAGGCTGTAGTCTCCGGCAGAGAGACCCACGTGGAGGCGGACCCCGGAAAAAACGCGGAAACCACTCCGGCGGCCCCTTAGCGCCGGAGTGGTTTTTGTGGTATGGAATGGCTGTCGGCCTGACCTACACGGAGGCGCTGGATGTGCCGTTTGGAGAGCTGCTGGACTATATCGCCATTGAGCAGATCAAGCGGGAGGGTTTTGCCCCCAAGCACGCTTTGACAGATGACGAAATTATCCCAAATGTGAGGTGAGACGATGGCGGTCGATATTGGCCCGAAAATCGGCATTGACGGCGAAAAGGAATTTAGAGAATCCCTCCGAACCATGGGACAGCAGCTTAAAACTCTTGGTACGGAGATGAAGGTGGTGACCTCCGCTTTTGACGTTGACAACGACAGCCAGAAAAAGCTGGCGGCGCAGTCCGACGTGCTGAACCGGCAGTTGGAAGTCCAGCAGCAGCGCCTGGGCGAGGTGCAGAAGGCACTGGACTACGCCAAGGCCAACTACTCTGAAAACAGCAGTGAGGTACAGCGGTGGCAGCAGGCGCTGAACAACGCCACCACCGATGTAAACCGCACGAAAAAGCAGCTCAACGAGCTGGAGACCGGCGTGGAGGGCGTAGGCGACGCCATGGACGGCGCTGGACAGAAAACCAGCGTTTTTGGCGATGTGCTGAAAGCAAATCTGCTGGGCAGCGCTATCGTGTCCGGCATCAAGGCAGTAGCCAGCGGGATCAAGTCTCTCATCAGCGGCGCTATTGAGGGGTACGGTGAGTATGAGCAGCTGGTTGGCGGCGTGGAAACGCTGTTTGGCAGCTCTGCCGACACGGTGATCAAAAACGCGGAGAACGCCTACAAAACGGCGGGCCTTTCCGCCAATGCCTATATGGAAACGGTGACCAGCTTCTCCGCGTCCCTGCTCCAGTCCATGGGCAATGACACGGAAGCCGCGGCTAAAAAGGCGGATCTGGCGCTCACGGATATGTCGGACAACGCCAACAAGATGGGCACGGACATGCAGTCCATCCAGAACGCCTATCAGGGCTTTGCCAAGCAAAACTATACCATGCTGGACAACCTGAAACTGGGATATGGCGGCACGAAGGAGGAAATGCAGCGGCTGATCGACGATGCCAACGCCTTGAATGCCGCTCAGGGCAACTACACCAATTACAGCATTGAGAGCTACGCGGATATTGTGGACGCCATCCACACGGTCCAGACGGAAATGGGGATCACCGGCACCACGGCACTGGAGGCATCCACCACCGTGGAGGGCTCTATCAGCTCTATGAAGGCGGCATATCAGAATTTTGTCACGGGTTTGGGCGATCAGAACGCCGATATCGGCGCTCTGACCGAGGAACTGATCCAGAGCGCCGGAAACGTGGCGAAAAACGTGCTGCCAGTTATTGAGTCCGTAGTGAAAAACATTGCAGAAACCGTAAGGGAGCAGGGTCCGGACATGATCACAAGGTTTGTGGCCTATGCTACGGAAAAGCTTCCGGAAGTGCTGAAGCTGGGCATCCAGTTGATCGTATCTCTGGTAAAGGGGCTGGCTCAAAATCTGCCGGAACTGCTCCGGGGCACGCTGGCGCTGGTAGATGCCATCATCAGTGCCTTTTTGGATTCCCTGCCGGACATCATCGAGGTCGGCAAGGACATCGTCCGGGGGCTTTGGGAGGGTATCAAGCTCATGGCGTCATGGATCGGCGAAAAGGTCTCCGGCTTTGTCGGCGGCCTCGTGGACGGAGTCAAGGGCGTGCTTGGCATCCACTCGCCCTCCCGGGTGTTTGCCGGAATCGGCCAGAATATGGCGCTGGGTCTGGGGCAGGGCTTTGAAAAGCAGATGCAGAGCGTCACCGCCGGGATCCAGGACGCCATCCCCACGCCGACGGTGGACACCGTCTACAATGCGGCGGCTGGGATGGTGAACGGACTTGCGGCACAGAGCGCCGGAAGCCCCGGCGGCAGCTATACGATCAACCTCATCCTGCAAAACGGCCAGCAGATCGCCAGCTGGCTTCTGCCTGATCTGCGGGACGCGGCCAGAAGCAACCCGGAGGTGGCAACGGCATGACACAGTTGATTATCGACGGCATTTATCTGCCGGAAACCAGCAGGGACAAGTATCAATGCTATCCCGGGGAATTGTCTGTTAATGTGCAGATGATCTCCGGCCGGACGGTACAGGAGGTCCGGGGCCATGTGCAGATGATCACATGGAGTTACGATTATATGGGCAACGCCCTCTGGCGGCAGCTGGCAGCGGTGCTGCGCTCCGGTAAGGCGTTTCCGGTGGTGTATCTGCCGGATGATTCCGACACCATGGCCACCGGCACGTTTTTAGTGGAATCCATGACACAGCCAACCTACGCCTTCTCCCGGAATGGCGTAGGGCTGTGGCACAATGTAGGCTTTACGCTGCGGGAGGTGACGCCGCATGATTAAAAGCGGGCAGGCGTATCATGCGGCGATCACAGGAGACGCGCGGCGTGTGCTGCTGCGGGCGGTTATTGACATCATTTCCCCGGACATCGTGTTCGGTGCCGGGGATACCTCCGGGCAGATTCCGTGGAGCAAGCCGGAGCAACTCCACGATAAGGTTTTTGGCAATCCCACCAAGTACGCAACGTTAGAGCGTAACCGGTGGGCGCTGGATGGGACGTGGGACCTTCTCCCGGACGATCCCACTCAGACGGTGGGCCAGATGGGGTACATTGGCAACGTTCTTTCCAGCACGGACGGGACGTTTTCCACGCCGCCGTGGGTGGAACTGCAATTCTCCGGCGTGTCTGTCTTGCAGGCGTGCTCCGTATATTTCCCGGGCAATGACTATGACGGGCTTCCGGAGGATTTCACGGTGGAGGTCAAGCAGGGCGGCACGGCGTACCACACGCGGACGTACACCGGCAACACGGCATCTTCCGTATCGCTGGAGGGCTTCACGGTCAACAACCCTGACGCCATCCGAGTCACGGTGACCAAGTGGTCACGGCCCGGGCGGCGGATGCGAGTGGTGGAGATCGTCCCCGGCGTGTACGAGGGCTGGGACGGCGGGATGATCGCGGAGTTTAACGTCAAGCAGCAGGGCAACATCGCAGCCACGGCGCTGCCGTATGGCACGTGCACCCTCAAGATCGACAACCTCTCCCGGCGGTTTGAGCCACGAAAGAAAAACGGACTGTTTCAGTCCATCGAGGAGCGGCAGGGGATTGACGTCTCTCTGGGCGTCCGGCTGGCGGACGGCACGGACGAGTACAAGCGGCTGGGGATCTTCTACCAGTATTCCGGCGGCTGGAAAACCGGAGACAACGGCCTGACAATGCAGTGGAATCTGGTGGACATCATCGGCCTGCTGGCAAACCGGGAATTTCTGGCGCCGTCCACGCTCCCCACTACGCTGGGCGGGTGGATCGGCGCTCTGGCGGCGCAGCTGGGCGTCAACTTCCAAGATCGGTGGCACGTGGACCCCAATTACACGGCACTGCCGGTGACGGTGCGGACGGCAGAGAATGTGCAGGGAAAGAAGTGCGGGGACATTCTCCGCTGGGTGTGTCAGGCCACGGGCACATGGCCCCGGGCGGACGCCTCCACCGGAGACCTGACCGCCGAGCCGCTGTGGAGCGAGGGCAACAAAGTGACACTGGACAACCTCAACAGCTACCCGGTTATGAAGGCCAACGGGGACGTGGCGGCGCTGATCTTCACCCTCAACGATGGGACGGGCACAAAATACATCGTGTCCGGCAATGCCACATCGTCCAGCGAGACGGTGAGCATCGACAATCCATTTATCAAGACCGAGGCGCAGGCGCTGGCGGCGGCGCGGCTGATCCTCTCCACCTACGGCGGAAACGTGCTGGATCTGACGGGCCGGGGCGATCCGTCCTCCGAGATCGGGGACGTGGAGACGGTGTGGCTGGACGAGAGTCAGGCCACCACGGCGCGGCTGACCATGCAGACGTTCCAGTTTTCGGGCGGCGTTATGCAGGGCTGCCAGAGCCAGCTGCTACAGGCGGACGGCAGCTTTTTGTATCAGGGCCGGGAGGTCATCACCACCCCCGGCACATGGAAAGCCCCGGCGGGGAAGAAATCTCTGCGGGTCATCCTTGTGGGCAAGGGCGGAGACGGGACCCGCGGCCAGGACGGCACGTGGAATGCTGCCGGTGCGGACGGCGTGGACGGTCTGGGCGGTTTGGTGTGGGCCGGAACCATCAACATCAACGATGGGCAAGAGTTTCCAGTGGCCTTTGGCGAAAACACAACCTTCGGGGCGTATTCCTCCGCCAACGGCAAGCGCTATGAAAACGGCTACACGGACGTGGCCAGCGGCGACAGCTTTGCCCGGACGGGCGTGGCAAAGCCAAGTCCAGGGACCGGAGACGGTGGTGCAAAGGGAACCGGCGGCGTGAAAGGCGAACGCGAAAAAATAAAGTGGAAGGACGAAAGCGGCGCGTCGCATAGCTATTGGAAGGTACACCAGGAACCAGGCTTAGGGCAAGCCGGGATTCCCGGCGCTTTGGGCTGCGTGGTGGTCTACTGGGACAAGGAGGGCGCATGAGTGATTACACAATGCTCCTCCCTAAGATCACATCAGTGAACTTTACGCCAAATCCTGTGGACATCAACGCAAAAACAAAGCTGACAGTAACGGTCACAGAGGAAACCATTGTTTTAGAGCCGGAGATCTGGTATTCCGGCGAGATCTACGCCGGGGAGGTTTAACATGGCGATCAAAACAGTACAGGCAATTATCAACGGCCAAGCGTACACCCTGACCCTCAACAGCGGGACGGGGAAGTACGAGGCCACCATCACAGCGCCGGGGAAAACGTCCTTCAACCAGCCCGGCGGCTACTACAACGTACAGGTCAAGGCCACCAACGAGGCCGGGACAGTCGGCACGGCGGACGCCTCCACTATGGCGGGGCTGAAGCTGGTGGTGCGCGAGCGGGTGGCTCCCGTCATTACCATTATCTCGCCGTCTACCGGCGCATACGTCAGCAACAGCAAGCAGCCGGTAGTTTTTACCATTGTGGACGAGGCGGACGGCTCCGGGGTGGATCTGTCCACGCTGGTGGTCAAACAGGACGAGACGGCGGTGGCGTCCTCTGCTATCACCTCCACGGCCATCGCAAACGGCTATCAGGTGACGTACACCCCGGAAACGGCCCTTACAGACGGCAGTCACACCGTCACGGTGGACTGCCGTGACCATGACGGCAACGCGGCGGCGCAGAAGACCACCACCTTCAAGGTGGACACCGTACCGCCCACGCTGAACATTACGGCTCCCGTGGCGGGCCTCATCACGGCATCCCCGGCCCAGACGGTGGCGGGAACCACCAACGATGCCACCAGCAGCCCCGTGACCATCAGCATCACCCTCAACGGCGTGGATCAGGGCGCGGTGACGGTGGCCTCCAACGGCAGCTTTACCAAGTCGGTGACGTTGCGGGAGGGCAGCAACACCATTGTGGTGACGGCCAAGGACGCGGCGGGCCAGAAGACCACGGTCTCCCGGACGGTGACGCTGGACACCTCCGTGCCGGTCATCAAGTCGGCCACCATCACGCCCAACCCAGTTGACGCGGGCAAGTCGATGGTGATCGCGGTAGAGATCGTATGAGCACGCAGGTTTTAAGCGTCACGCTGCCCTCTGAGATCATCTATGTAACGGGCACCGTCAACGGGACGGCCTACACATGGACGCTGATCGAGGGGGCGTGGACGGCTACGGTGGACCGGGCAGTGGATGATACCTATCACGTTGCCCTCACCGCCGTCAACGCGGCGGGGACAAGTTCCAACTTTAACCTGACTCTCTACTACGGCCTGCTAACCCTTATCACAGATCGGACGGCGATAGACGTGGCGAGCAAAACCGCGAAGGGCTTTTACAACGCTGCGGATCTCAACCGGGTAGGTGCGGCGGTGGAGTATGTGGCGGGGCGGTTCCAGTCGCTGGGCTATGATTGCCCCGTGTCGGTAAAAAAGGACTGGTCCGAATCGGACACACCAACGGCCAGCCAGATGGAGACGTACCGGCAGAACATTGCCACCCTGCGGCGGCAGATCGCAGTGATGCAGTCCACGCCGGAAACGCCGGAGACGATCCGGCAGCTGGACTACATCCGGGCCAACAACATCGAGCAGATCTTGCTTGACCTTGATGCGCTGATCAACAAACTCATAAAATCGTGGTACTTCTCCGGCGAGCTGTACGCCGGAGAAGTGTGAAAGGAGAATGGTATGCAAGACAGAGTATCTTTGTATCCGGGCCGGGTAAAGCTGACGCCGGTGCCCGGGCAGGAAAACACCTTCGACCTGGTCCGCGCTGACCAGCCGACGCAGGAAGGCACGCATTTGAACAAGGCGAGTTTGCTCAAAGACAAAACAGCGGAATCTTTTGGACTCGGGGCCGATTCATTTCCGGATGATGTTTTGCAAATACTTTCTCGATTGCACACACATCTGGGCGATGATTATTTATGGCGAAAGCAATCAATTTCCGGCGTACTCAAAGAGGCCACGGAGCTTAGTTCGCTTGGTAGAATGCCAGAAGATGTTACAATCTACTACTATGATTCTGTGCAGCTAGATTTGGCTAACAAAAAAATTGTGGGGGTTGGAGAGCACAAAGTTGCAAATCAGTCCAATGGATCCGTTGAATGGGACAAGGTTATTGGAAAATACATGCTGTATCCATGGGTCGAGGATCCGTGGCCCGCAAATACCTTTTATCGAGTTACTAAACGCGACCCACCCTACGATGCCATTTTTGAAGCATATGCACAATACTCGGAGTTCACTTTAGGCCCTGCACAGTATCTCAATTCTCCGAATGCTGATGCGTATCCTAGCGGCGTTGTAGGTGGCATTCAGTATGATGCGCTGGGAAAGATAGGCGACAAGTTGCAAATACAGACTGGAACCTACGTAGGCTCTGGCGTATATGGGGAGGAAAATCAAAACAGTTTAACATTTAATTTTGTTCCCAAAATCGTCATTGTGATGCAGCAAGACTGTGCAACTCTAGGGGATCAAGCTACTTTTATGTACATTGGCCAGCCGAGTCTTGCAAGTGCTAAACGATTTACGTTAGACAACAAAACACTATCCTGGTATGCTTCGAGGTCGGAAAGCGATCAATGCAATGATTCTAATAGTGTTTATTATTACGTTGCTATTGGATAAGGAGGGAGAAAGTGAAATGACCATCATTGAACTTGCACCGTTGAAAAACGGAGCTCACCGCAATCAAACTACCAGTGGGCTGTTGCCTGTTCCGAATGGCTGGGCCGTTATCCCGGAGGAAATGGCGATACCGGAGACTTTTCCCTTTGTGGGGGTAGAGGCTCAAGCCGGTATCGTGACGGCCCTGACACCGGGCACTGTGCCGAAACCGGAATCGGAACCTATACCAACGATGAACGAGCGGATGGAGAAGCTGGAAAACGAGAACAGCAAGCTGAAAAGTCAGCTCCAGATGCAGGCACAGCAACAGGAATTCCTGGAAAACTGCTTGTTAGAGATGGGCGATGTTGTTTATGCGTGAGTTTTGGGCCGGTCTGGCCCTGAACCTATATTTTTACTTATCGAAAGGAGATCAAGAAATGATGGCTATGTTATATGCGAGCAAGATTTGCATGGAGGCAATCAACCCCAAGACGAAAAAGCCTTGGGAGTTTGCGGATGTGCCCCCGAAGCTGAAGAAGCAGGTGGCGGACATCCTCATCAACGAGTGCGGCTTGCCGGAGCTGGTGCCTGCGGAGTTTGGGGGCACCGCGAAAGCAGAGTAACAAAAAAGCCGCCCAGCGGGCGGCGTAGAAAATTGACAAAGCAAGGCGAATCGTGTATGATGGGGTTCGCCAGTAAGAACGGTACGGTTGTTTCCCCGTAAAGGGGGTGACCGCATGAGCACAGCAGAAACCATTGCGTTACTTATGCTTGTGATTGCGGCTATCAAATTAGGCGTTGACCTAAAGAAATAACCGCCACCTAAATCGGCAGCGGCTTTTCTACGGATTCTAAATCTGTTGGGGAACGACCTGCACCGACCAAAGTGAGCCGTCCTTACTGGCCCTATTATATACATGCGAACGCCGCTTTGTCAAGGATGACAAGGCGGCTTTTTTGATTGGAAAGCATGTAGACGCCTTAAAACTGCAACTTTAAGGAGTGTGTTATGACGGAGACGATAATCTGCGCCCTCATCACAGGGGGGCTGACGCTGATGGGCGTGCTCATCGCCAACGGCAAACAGCAGGCGATCACGGACACGAAACTGGACGAGTTGACCCGCGAGGTGCGGGAGCACAATAGCTTCGCCCAGCGGGTGCCGGTGATCGAGGAACAGATCAAGGTAATCAATCACCGGATCCAGGATCTGGAGCATATCAGTGAACGCTGAAAGGAGAACGCTATGGAAAACATCAAGAAACGGCTGGGCAATCTGCTGGCGGTAAAAAGCCTGGTGACCATCACGCTGACGGTGGTGTTCGCGGTGCTGGCCCTGCGGGAAAGCATCAGTGGCAGCGAGTTCCTGACCATCTTCACGGTGGTCATCGGGTTCTATTTTGGGACCCAGCGGGTAAACGAGGACAAAAACGGTTGAACACTCAACCGAAAATTTGAAAGGGGTACATACCATGAAAAAGATCTACGAGAACATCATCAGCGAGGGCAAGAAGAACGGCAAGGCCGTGGAGACTATTAACGCAGAGCTGAAGGAGGCCGGTGCCAATTTCCACCTTGACCCGGATGGTAAGGTGGCGGGCTGGACGGATGCCGAGATGGCAGAGGGCTTTATCCCCGCGGAGAAGGAGCCCAAGGACGCCCAGCGCACCGTGGATATGCGGCGTCGGGAAGATCTGGCCGGCACGAAGCAGATCCAGTGCATTCCCGGCGGTAAGTTCGAGGTGGAGTACGACGAGCTGGGCTATGCCAAGAGCGCGGTGAGAGTCAATGGTTGATACGTTCGACTGCGCGAGAGCGCAGATCTACCACAACACCGGCAAGCTGACCCCGGCGCAGATCAAGGCCAAGACCGGCTGCACCCACATTATCAACGGCTATCTGTTCAACGGGAAATTTCAGCCGGTGGGCTGGACGGTGATCGACGGCAAGGTCATCAGCCGGGACAAATACCAGGACTGGGGCGTGTCCATTGGCAGTGACGGCAAGCCGCAGATGCTGACGGACCGTGGAGGATCCTTCCTCTCCGGCGTCCCGATCCTCAAGGGCGGGTCCAAGCTCTACCGGGGCCTGACCGCCGACGTGGCCCGGCCTGCCGCCCGGACGGCGGTGGGCTGGATGCCCAACGGCAAGGTATGCCTGTGGTGCGACAAGACCAGCCTGACCCGTGAGCAGCTCCAGAATAAGCTGCTGGGGCTGGGCGTGGTGGATGCCCTCATGCTGGACGGCGGCGGCTCCACCCAGGGCATTTTCCCCGGCGGGAAGGTGATCAGCAGCCGAAAGGTGCCCACGCTGCTGCTGTTTTGGGAGCGGTCGGCAAAGCCGGAAGATCAAGCCCTCGTATGGGGCAAGGCTCACGGCCTGCTGACGGACACCAACGCCGGGGAAACCGTGACACGGGCCGACATGGTTCAAGCGATGTATCAGATCTGGGGGGATAACCATGGTTGAGATCCACGCTTACAGCAAAGCCGCCTCCGGGGGTAAGCAGCTCTCCGCCCATTTTAAGGTGCGGGAGTTTGCGTGTGGAGACGGCAGTGACGCTGTTTTGGTGGCGCCCCGGCTGGTGATGGTGCTGGAAACCATCCGCTCCCATTTTTGCGCTCCGGTGGTCATCCACAGCGGGTACCGCACACCGCAGTACAATGCCAAGGTGGGCGGGGTGGCCCATAGTCAGCACTGCTATGGCATGGCTGCGGATATCTCCGTCAAGGGCCAGGTTCCGGCAGCGGTGGCAGCCTTCGCCCGAACGCTGATGCCCGATTGGGGCGGTGTGGGCATTTACGCCAAGAAGGGCTTTACCCACATCGACGTGCGGGAGAAACGCTCCGACTGGACGAGCTAAACATCTGAAAGGAGGGCCAGAAGATGGCAACATCCACGCGGGAACGCGCTCTGCAAGTCTGGAAAACCCATGGAAAAAACAAACCGAGAGATCCGGGCGCTGTTGTCATCCATGGCCCCGGCCCGGGCGGCGCAGGCCGTCCGGCTGATAGGATTGCCGCCTGACGAGGAAGCGGCGGTGCTGGCGGTGGACGTCCACGGCCAGAGCTGCCTACAGGCGGCGGCGCTGCTTCACGTCAGCGTGGACGGCCTCGCCAAGATCCGGCGGCGTGCCTACGCCAAGATCGCGGATGATATGCAGGGATGAGAAAAGCCGTGTCCGAATCGGACACGGCTTTTTTCGGGCAGTTTGAGGGCAGAATACAGGCAGTTTCCGGGCAGTTTGGCTGTCCGGATTTTTTGTACTATATAGGTGTAAAGGAGGCGCACACAATGTACGAGCGGCTTTTGGCCTGCGGGTATCCGGCGGAGTTGGCGCGAGATATTGTTGCGCAGACCGATCCGGCGGAGCTGGAACGCTGTGTGCGCATGATTGAGCTTTTATACGATGACCGGAGGGAATATGTATAACCATTTCAACCCCAACCCCTGCGGGAAAAATGTGGGGGACTGCACCGTGCGGGCAATCTCCAAGGCAACCGGGATGGAGTGGGGCGAGGTGTATTTACGGCTCTGCATCCAAGGGTATCTGGACGGCGATATGCCGTCGGCAAACGCTTGTTGGGGGCGGTATCTCCGCAGCATCGGATACCGGCGGTACATCGTGCCGGACACCTGCCCGGACTGCTACACGGTGGGTCAATTTGCGGAGGATCACCCCAAAGGCACCTATATTCTGGCGCTATCCGGCCATGTGGTCTGCGTTTGCGACGGCATGATCTGGGACAGTTGGGACAGCAGCAACGAGAATATCTTGTATTACTGGGTCAAGGAGGATGACTAAAATGGCTTACACACCTTACGGATGGCAAAATCCCTATTACGCACCGCCTATGCCGGATAACCTCATGCAGATGCGCCAGCAGCAGATGCAGCCCATGACACCCCAGATGCCGCAGGCCCCGCAAAACCCGGTGGCGCAGAGCGGCGTGCAGTGGGTCAGTGGGGAACAGGAGGCCCGAAACTGGATGATCGCGCCCAACGCCGCTGTGGCGTTGTGGGATAGCTCCGCGCCTACGGTGTACCTCAAAAAGGCAGATGCCAGCGGTAAACCCTCACTTACGATCTACGACCTCGTAGAACGCGCAGAAACGCCCCATACAGCGCCCACGACAGACCCGGTGAAGTTTGTCACCCGAGAAGAATTTGACGCGCTGGCGGCGGTCGTGGACGGCATGAAGGGCAAAAAGAAGGCGAAGGAGGCGGACGCGGATGGCTAACCCATTTTTCAACGCGCTTGGCGGCGGGAACACGCCGGTAGGCCGGTTTCAGCAGATGATGCAGCAGTTTAATCAATTCCGCTCCTCGTTTCAGGGGGACCCGAAGGCGGAAGTGGAGAAACTTCTGCAATCCGGCAAAATGTCTCAGAGCCAGTTGAACCAGCTGCAGGAAATGGCGAAACAGTTTCAAGGGCTTATAAAGTAATCAACATCGTGGCCACGATTTGATGAATAAAAAATCGAAAGGAGTTTTTCTATGTCTCTTTCCTCTGACGGCGCTCCCATGCTGACGATGCCTGTGGCTCCCGCAAATTCCGGCGGCAGCGGCGGCTTTGGCTGGGGCGGTGACGGTGCATGGTGGATCATTATCCTGTTTTTGTTTGTTTTTTGCGGCTGGGGCGGCAACGGCTGGGGCAACAACGGCGGCAATGGCGGCGGCGTGGTCGACGGCTATGTGCTGACCTCTGACTTTGCCAATGTTGAGCGCAAGATCGACAGTGTAAACGACGGCCTGTGCAACGGTTTTTACCAGCAGGCGCAGCTCATCAACAACACCAACATGGCAATGGCAAACGGCTTCGGACAGGCCGAGCTTTCCCGCGCCAACCAGCAGGCGGCACTCATGCAGCAGCTGACTGCCATGCAGATGCAGGCCGCCGAGTGCTGCTGCAACACCCAGCGCAGCATCGAGGGTGTGCGCTATGATATGGCGGCGCAGGCTTGCGACACCCGGAACACGGTGCAGAACGCCACCCGGGACATTATCGACAATGCCAACAGCAACAGCCGCGCGATCCTCGATTTCCTGACCCAGAGCAAGTTGCAGGATCTCCAGAGCGAGAATCAGGGCTTGAAGCTGGCCGCATCTCAGGCGGCACAGAACAGCTATCTGGTGTCTCAGCTCCGGCCCTCTCCCATTCCGGCCTACACGGTGCAGAACCCCTATTGCTGCAACCAGTTCGCCGGTTGCGGTTGCTGACAACTGCATAGCATAGCTTTTTGTTGGCAATGTTTTGTTGACGCCAACAAAATGTTCGGCCCCGTGCCGATACTGATGACAAAGCGGCGGGGGAGGAGGCCCCCCG